CAACTTCATCACCAACTAAAAGATAATCATTCTCTGAAACATAATTTACATCTGATAAGTATAGCGTAGTATCATTTACACCAAATCCAACATGTTGAACATCTAGAAGTAAAGATCTGGTAGATGTTCCTGCTTTATTGAGAGAAGATGGGGAAACGGTTAAAATATCACCTCTCTTATATTGTTTTCCTTTATAAGTTAAAACGATATTAGTTACAACTCCATTAGTAACACTAATAGTAGCTCTTGCATTATCAACATTGCCTGGTCTACCTATAGTTGCTAATTCGGAATCACCTACTATTCTGCCTTCAAAATCTCTACATTTTGAAATATCAGCAAAAATTAGTTCTATATTGGTAAATGTTCCATTTCCAGATGTAGTTGAAGCATAATCACCAACAATTTGATTATTATTTTTGTAACTTCCATTGTTGAGAACAAATAAATTACCAATACCAGTATCGTTTAATTTTTTATTAAAATTAGGAGCATTTAATGAAACTGTTTGATAAATTCGTTTTCTTACAAATATGGTAGTTTCTGTAGTAGTATCATTAGGATTGATACTAACTGTGAAATTTTCTCCTTGACCAATTTTGTGATCTTCAGACGTTTTTAAAATTGCAATATTGTTATTGATAGAAATTGGTTTGATGTCTGAACTTAAATTGAATATAGTTACAATTTTTCCACCAACACTATCATTAATTGAAGAACTTCTTAGAAAATAACCTTGTTCCGTTGTGAATTGACCCTGTAAAACACGAACTTTTATAGAATTTCTAAAAGTAGTTGATTCTAAAATAGTTCCTTTTGCTTTTTGATTGGTTGCAACTGATCCAGGGGAATTATTATTTGTTAATGTAATTGCAGAACCATTCGGAGTAGTTGCTACCTTAAATCTGTTTGGTTCTGCATTTACAACGTAATAAATTTGATCGGCAACAATATTAGAAAACGTATTGCTGAAAACAATTGGTTCTCCGTCTACAAATGGATTAGATGATACCTGAAGACGATTACTTTGAACTTTTAAAATAACTACTTGCTTTCCATTTGTCAATGAAACGGTAGAGTTAGCCGAATAATCAGATGGTTTATCAATTACAACGTTTATGACATTAATAGAAGAAAATAATTCATTTGTATTATTAAAAGTTCCAGATACATTTCTTAAAATTATAGTTTTGTCATCGAAAACATTAGATATAACTTGCCCTGTTGCACCAGTTACTTCTTGTGTGATAATATCGTTTTCAAAAAAGTAAGCAGGATTTTCTGTAGTTATTTTTAATGCTTTGGTTTGACGAGATTCAATCGAAACTACATTTTTACCTTTTAATGATGAAACTTGTGCAACAGCGTTTGATCCATCGGTATTTGTGTAATCTATATCTACTACACTGCCAACAGCAAATGTATTAGTTGAGGATTCTACAACTACACCATTTAAAGACCCAGAATTGATAGATTCTACATATGCTAATACTCCAGATCCGTTTTCTGGTGTTTTATCTGTTATTAATCTTCTAACTTTTTGGGGTAAATCTTTTTGAGAAATAACTTTGTTGTAATTAGAATCAACTGGTAGTGAATAAAAATTATCCCCTATAACATATGGATATACTGGAGTATTATCTGCAGATATCGTCATAAAATATGCATAAGTTCCAGATGGATACTCGGGAGTAACACAAAATCTTCCATTATTTTCGTCTAAAGATCCAGATCGATGAATATATTCGAAATCTTCAACAAATGAACTCAATGGATAAGTATCTATTGAAGGACCATCAAGTCTATTCGGTTTTAAAGAATAACTGGAAGTCATTCTAGCAACAGCACTATTAGAATCTAAAGAATTAGAATATCCATAAGGACCGTAAATCGGATTTCCATCAAAAGCATATCCTAAAATAGGAGAATGAACTAATTGAGACGTTTCTGCAAATAATGAAGAAATATTGTCTCCTAGTTCATATCTCAAAGATTTTGGATTTGCTAAGTAAGAATATCCATAACCAATTGAAGGATCATTATTTTGGAAGTAATATCCATAATTAGTATCTAAAGAATTTGAATGTTTAAATACTAAATTTCTTCGCCAAGTTCTAACAACTGACACTGCTGTTGCACCAGAACCAACTGGAACTATTTCAACAGATACATTTTGTTGCGTATAGAATTTACCAGCATCATTTTGAACAAAATCAACTATTTGACCAGCATTATTAATAACAGCAGTATAATTTGCAAATCTTCCCTTGCCAAGAGAATCTTTAATGATAATTTTAGGGGGAGTGGAATAATATTCTCCAGGATTTACAATTTTTAATTTAGATACCTTATCGCCAGTAACTACTGCTTCTACTACGGCTCCTCTGCCAGATGTAATGGTGATACTTGGAACAGGTGGAAAGAATCCAGAACCAGATTCTAAAACATCTATTCTGTCTATAACTTCACCACTCAATACTGCCTTTCCTTGAGCAACTATCTCGCCAGCTCCATCTTGTATTAAAACAAATGGAACATCTTTATAACCACTACCTTTATTAGTTACTTCAATATTTGTAATTTCGCCAAAAGTAACTAAATTTTGATTCGAATCTTTATAACTTCTTACTGTAGTTCCATTTACTAAAATACCTACCTCATTAGGTTGAGTTTTGTAGATTTCAGTGGTTCTGGTTGGATATTTTCTGATTAATTTTAATTTTTGTTGATCTTTTAAAGATATATTCCAATTCGTTTTTCCAATATCATGACTTGGATATCCAGAAGATGTAATGTAGTAATATTGGTCATCTTCAAAAATAGCAGAAACATTTACTAAAACTTCTGATAAATCAGAATTTATTGTAGTATTAGGTGAAGATGGATTTGTGTTATTTTCGTTAATTAACCATCTATAATTTCCTGAAATTCTATCAAAAAGAATAGTATCTCTACTCTCAAATCCTGGCTCGGAAATTTGAATAAAATCTCCTTCTTTTGAATGTGCTTTTAAGGAAGAAGGTGTTAAATTGTATAGAATACCAAAAACTAATAATCTTACTTGTTGAGTTGCTCCATTATTGTCAATATATGAAGAAAATACGGGAGTGTTATTATAAACAATTGTATTGACATTATGATATTGTGGAGTAGATCCTCTAGATTCTACTTCAAATTGATTAATGTTTTTATTTTTGAAAACAATTACCTCATTACCAACAATAATACTGCCAGATGTGTTTGACCATCCAGCAGTAGAATAAACATTAATTTTGCTGTTAACTGATTGTGTATTATTTACTGATTTTGTTAAATAGGTTCTATTTGCTACAGAAAACTGACCTACAACTGTATCAGTTCCTAAAATAACTTCATAAAATCCATCCCCGATATCTACAATATTATCAACTACACCAAAAGCATTCTTGATAGATGTATCAGATAAACTCTGATTTTGGATTAATTTCTCTCCAATAATTTTATTGATATCTCCAGAAAGAACTTTTACTTTTAATGCATACTTATTAATCCATTCACCATTAGAGGTTTTATACGTGCTCTGGTTTGGATAATATACAGTAGGAATATCACTAGAATCTTTTGCTACAATAGAGTTGAAGATGAATCTAATTGATTGATCTGTTCCTTTTACAGCATAGAATTTTTTAATATTTTTAATTAGAAGCGATTTATCAACTTGTGTTTTTAAATCTTTTTCTGGGAAAGATCCTAGATATTCTTTCTCAAAATTTTTAACTAATGCGTATAAAAATAAGTTACTAATATTAGATACTACTTTTCCAGATAAGTGAGTTTTACCTTCTCCAAGATCTTCGTAATTAACCGTTTTGATATCTGGTTTACTATAAAGATCTCCCAACTTTGTAGTGGCATTAATATTTCGATAACAACCTACAAAAGTATTACTTGTCTTGCTACGATAGAAAATAGCTTCATCATCAATTAAGATATATCCATTGGTATCTGGAAAAGATTTAGTATCAGCAACAGTAATTACTGTGTCTAATGGATTAACATTTGATACTACAGTAGTATTTTCCTGTAGAATTTTAGTTTCATAAGTATCAATATCTCTATATTTTGAGAGATTATTAATTAAATCTAATGGTTGTCCAGGTAACTCTAATTGTTCATAATACTTTTGTAGAAAAGTAGAGAACTTAGGATATTCTGTAGAGATGAAATTTGGTAATTGCTTATCAATTAAAGCAGATAGATTTCTTACCTTAGATGCCATTTATTCTACTCTTGAATAAGGGTGAAAATACTTTTATCAATATCTACATCTAAATAAACTTCTCTTTTTGCGAGAATATCATTATATTCTGGTTTTAGACGTATTTCAATTTTGTCATCATCAAAACTTCCATCAATAATAGTCAAATTGTATAATTGAATTTCACCTTTTTCATAATTAATAATACCTTGATTGTTGTTTAAAACAATTTTTTCCGAAGTTTGGGAATCAAGTCTATACAAAACAACTTTTCCATCACGGTCTTCAAGATAAACAGTGTATTGTGGAAACTCTTGAACTTTGAATCCTGTGGATGTCAATGTCTTTACATCTATATCAATAGCAAAACGATTATTGAAACAAAACTCATAGTATGCTTTATTATTTAACGAAGGATAAAAATCCTTTCTCATAACGATATCAGTCAAGTTAGATTTAATAGATCTTTCAGAACTATCAATAACACTCACAAATTTACTATAACGATATTTTCCACCAAACTTTTCGGTATCAGAACTAGCAATATATTTGTTGATGTTTTCTATAACTTTAGCTTTCAGAGCATCAGAGGTTGATGTAGTAACAGTTGGATCGTAAAAAATTCGAGAATACATTTCAATGTAAATGATTGACGCATCAACAATTTCAGGAATGATAGAAGCAACTGAATATTTTCTCAATTCATCTAAAATAATCTTCTTAGTATAAGATGATAAGTATGATAGATTTCTAGGTTTGATAGCAATCTTTACTTTTCCATATTCAGGTGGATCTGCTTGCTCTCCCCCATATGTAATAATGTCTGCTGCTACTGGGTATACTCTGCGAATAATTGAAGTATAGTCTGTGGCGGTTACAGCACGGTTTTGTGTGCCATACATTGCTGGTGCATTAATCTTAATGCTATCAACTGATTCTATATTTGCTCCGCCAAATGCTCTAGTTAAAACAGTAATATTGTTAACTGTTGCAGCAAAATTAGTATTGCCAGAAATATCTGTTACAACACCATTGAAGGTAAAATTAGCAGTTCCATTTGTGTCTGGTCCGTTAGTTACGATGTAACTAATCTCTACTATCTGACCTTGAACTAACTTTTTACCAAAGACACCATCACCAAAGGTAATTTTGTAATTCTCATCTTCAATTTCATTTACAAAATATGCAGGTGATGTTGGGCTTACATTTAAAATATTGTCAGATTGAACAAACTTTTCAAAAGTGCTTGATCCAGATCCCTGTAATACTCTTACTCTAATTGAAGAGGTATCAATACCAGCATTGTTTAAAATAACACTAAATTGCTCGTTTGAAGTTACATTATATGTGTTGGTAACAAACGATCCTTCATATATTTTTAAGGAAGGAAAATATGCTGTATTGGTTGGAAGCACCGCTGCTTTTACGTCATCCAATACAACATATTGATAAACTTGATCATTCACAATTGAAATAAAAGCATTTCCTCTCTTAAGAAACACTGTTTCTGGAATTGTGGTTCCCGATGCTACCGTTAACGTCAAATCAATAGCGGCAGAGGCAGCAACTGCAGATCTAGGAACGTATCCTAATTGCTTAGCCAGTGACACTACATTGTCTCTTACGGTAGCAGAGTCGAGGAATACCTCATTGACCACCATATTGGCATTAAATGCCGAATAATAGGTGTTGTATGCCAATACATCAAGAAGCATTCCTAATGTAGACCCTTCAAAATCATAATCACTAAAGTCTGAGTTTGCCTTGAGATAATCTCTCAAGGCAACTTTTATATCAAAATAATCTAAATTTGTTAACTGATTGTATGCCATTTACTTATGCTCTAGTTCTTTCTAGAAATAGGGTTAACGTTTCTGTTTTTTCTGGCAACCCAATCACTTCAAATTCAATTGTTATGTCATAACCATTGTCATCATAATTTTCATCAACAATAACATCAGTCAATTTGACTCTTGGTTCAAACGCTTTAATAGTATATTCTACTTCACTCTTGACTAAACTTGCATTAATAAAATCTAGGGGTTCAAAAAGCAAATCGGTGATCCTACTGCCGATGTTTGGGTTAAAAAATCTTTCACCAGGAACGGTTACGATCAGATTTTGAACTGATTGTTTGATAGCATTGAAATTTTTTGTAACCATTAGATCATTGGTCACAAAGTTTTTATCAAACGTTACGCTGATATCTTTGAAAGATCTACTAACAGGCATAAAAATACCATATTTATAACATTATTTATACCCCCATCAGCAGTCAATTTATGCCCACCACTCAACGTAATCGTCAAATCCTCCCTTACCGCCACACTGTCTTGACATTCTATCGATTGGTGGTTCGTTTTTCTTCTTTTGTTTTGTCGGAGTCATCGCTCCATAGTCAGTAATTAGCTTTGTAGTACCCCAATTTTCCCTCATATACTCAACATCTCTGTCTATTTGATACTTTGCCATCTGTTTTTCTCAAAAATTGATTGAAACAGAACTTTTTACGGGGTTGCTATCCCGAAAATTGCAAAAAACGACGATAATTTGCTAAAAATAAGCAAAAAATCGTCGTCATAGTGCTAGTTATATCATTTTTGTCTTTTAGAAGTCTTCAACGACCTTGACCACGATATCTTTTCTTGCGACCATTGCGAGAAGTGGCGGCAAGATTCGTATTTTTACTACGACCTTGACTGGTAATCTTGGGTTTACCAGGAACGTAGCTAGTTTTGGTCAATCCGATCTTTGCTTTTGCCATAGTAATATAATTAAGGTGTGAAAATTGGTAATCCTGGTAGGTCAGGAACTGTAACTGTAAGAGCACCAGCTCTTAAAAATCCAGCAGGAGATAGTGGTGCTGGGTAAAATGTTGGTGGAGCACATATTTTATCTCCTACTCTACCCATTGGTTTTCCGTTTACGAAAACATTTGGGCATCCATCGAGCACAATATCATTGTGTGGAGGTCTAATTAATACACTAACCACATCAGTTGGAATATCATGAACGATAAATTTACTACCAGCAGGAATAGCAGGTTTATTTTCAATGAAAACATTAGGAGAAAACCCTTGACCAGGAATAGGAATTAATCCAGAAGGAGTAAAACTCGTGTGATTGGTCATGTTTGCTGCATCAACTACTGCTGGCTTTCCCATTTTACTGTACTCCTAGTATAGTTGTCAAGACCGTTAATAACCATTCTGGTAAGGTAGTTCGTTTTCGATTCAATTTTAATTGAGTAAATCGTAAACGTTCAGCACCTGTATCCTGATTATATTTAACAGTTAAGTTTGCCAAATGTGTTGATGTTAATGTAAATGGTCCTGCTAGAGTTTCGGTTGTAAACACAAAATAATATCGTAAACTACCGATTTCTGATGGTTTATATTTTAAAATTTCCTTAGCACCAGAAATAAATGTCTCTACAACAGGACCATCAAATTTATTTGCCAAAGAAATATTTCTTTGATAAAATTCGTCTGGAGTCCATGCACCGATACTAACCCAATCTGTTGGATCTGTTACGCTTAATGGATTCTTTGTTACGGTAGGTTTTAGCACATAAACACCAAAACAATCTATCTTAACAAAATATTTTCCCCATTGAACAATCCATTCACGGTCAAAGAAATTTCTTTCCGTAAAATATCCACCAAAAGTATAAGTGACAGATTCTCCAAACCCTCCAACATTTCCAGAACCAAATCCAGTGCCACCAACAAAACTTCCAGGCGTTGCGTATGTAACTCCTAAAGGATTATCCATACGATTTGCTTCTGGAACACTTGATGGGCCTAACACATACGGTTCTTGAAATGCGCCAATAGACCAAATTGCACTACCAGCAGATGCTAATTTTATTCCTTTAGTTACAATCTTTCCTTTACTATCAACTTCTGTTCTTTTATCTCCATCTTGAGGTAAAGGAGATTCAAAAACACAATTAGTCATTCGACCAGTGACGGAGACAATTGTTGGAATCGTGTTATATGCCGCTGCAGTTGCCACCTCAATTGGATCTACTTCAAATGTAATGGGTATACCAAACAAATCATATGTGCTTACATATGGTTGTATTGGATTGTCGGAGTATTTCCTGTTTTCAATTAGCTTCCTAGGATTAATTAAATTAGGTCGTAATTGATTTGGAGTAATGATCGGAGGTATTCTACCAGCAAGAGAAAAATCGGCAAGACCATATGTAACATTAAAGTTTGATAAGAAACCGATTTGAGTCATTCTCCTTGCACTTCTCCTTCCAATTTATTTAGACGCATGTGTAAATCATCTAGAACAACGTTCAATTTCTCGTGCTTCTCCTTTGTCGGAGCGCGGTAAAAGATATCAAAAGATTCTGGAACCTTCTTCTCCAAACGACTCAAACGTTCGTCAAGTTTATCTATCTTACTCAGCAGTTGAATTGCCAAATCCTTGACCTGCAGTTCCTCTGAGCTCATCTTCAATCTCTCCAGTTAATTCTGAACTACCGCCAAAACTGGCAGTATCTTCGTACATAATATTGCCAGCATCGTCAAAAGCAGAAATATTGACTTTATCATCAACGGTGTAAATTCCTTGATAATACTTATCAGCCATCTCAAGCATGTGATCTGCTAACTTGTCATAATCATTAAATTCAACGTCATCAAGAACTTTACCATCCTTGTTGACAACCTTGTAGTTAATTTTATTCATCTTCATTTTCTTCATCTCCTACGTAGTTGACGAAATCTTCGTCAATTCTTTCAAGTAAAATTGTGCCATCTTTGTTGAGTCTCCACTCTAACACATCACCTTCTTCCCATCCAACTGAATCGATAATCTCGTCGGGAATCGTAATACAATATTCATTGAAGTCTTCATTATATTCAACTGTAGATTCAAATACTTTATTCATTAAAATAATAGCAAGTCACAATTATATATTCAAGAATAATGAATATCTTTGGGAAGTAATTTGTGCTGACAATAACTCACAGCCTGCACAAATTCTGTTCGTATACGAAACTCTAATGCTCTTTGGGTTCCTCTATCACCACAAAAAATAATTATGTTCTCTGTAGAAAGTATTATAATGTGGTGAAGTTGTTCCATTAACAATCGCTGCTGTCAACCTCAAAGAACAACGCAATTGTGATACGCTTTCGACGACATTCACGAGGTTGGGTTCCTGGCGTATTTATTACGGTCGGAGGAACAACAACAGGGGCACCAGCACCTTGAAAGAAACTCGGAGGGTGATATTGAGTTGATCCATGTGCTCCAAATGCCTGGGCAACTTGAGATCCCCTTAAAGCATTATCCATGTTCTCCATCCAAGCATTAATACCTGGCATACTCGCAAAGTATCCCTTGCCTCCACCTGGCAGATTATAGGTTGCCCCGAACGGTTTATCAGAATACTCGGTGGCATTATTCAAGTTTTGTGCGTTTGCTGCAAACACAGCACTCGGCATCATTGCGAAACCAAGGGCGGCACATAGAAGTTTTTTCATAATTTATGCAGGTTGTCATTTCTATTGAGAGTCTAGCAAGACTTTTGAGGATTGTCAAGCTTCTCGCCACATTCGATAGAATTCCTTCAAAACAATCCAAATATATCCGAGTTCCTCAACCAGTGTGGTTCTGGTGCTTTTGGGATCACAGACGGTCACACCAGACTTCCAAGGGGGCACTGAGTCTATTGAGGTTTTTTGAGTCATTTTGTTTGGGAAAAATTTTTTTTCTGAGCGTGTAAATGATCAAGCGTTTTCAAAGTTTTGTAGGTTAATAGTATCTATCAATTTTGGTTTCGCTCGGCCCCGCCGATACAAACGTATTACCCCCCAACCACTGTCGATGGCGAGGGGGTGGGGTGGGGTGTGCTATGCTGCCAGACGGCGCAACTGCCTCTCAACCTGCCTCAGGGCGTTAACGTCGCTGGGGGTCTTGCTAGTGGTGACGGTCTGCCCTTCCTTGTTACGCCATACCATGTGAGT